AGTTGAAGATGTGTCTTCTATTAAGTACTTTGCTCCAAGACTCTACTCAGCACAATATAGAGCAGTTACACCTAGAGATTATGAAGCAATAATTGGAACAATTTTCCCACAAACTGAATCAGTTGCTGTGGTTGGTGGTGAAGAATTAAATCCACCTCAGTTTGGTAAAGTTCAGATAAGTATTAAACCAAAAAATGGTACTTTTGTATCAGATTTTGATAAATCACAAATTAAAAACAAATTAAAGAGTTACGCTATTGCTGGTATTAATTCAGAAATAGTTGACTTAAAACTACTATATGTGGAAATTGATTCAACCATCTACTATAATCCTTCTCAAGTTGCATCTGCAGCGAGTTTAAGAACCTCAGTTGTATCTGGACTTAATGAATATGCTGATAATGTAGAACTTAACAAGTTCGGAGGTAGATTTAAATATAGTAAAGTCAGTACACTAATAGATCGAATTGATAATGGGATTACATCTAACATCACAAAAGTAATAGTGAGAAGAGATTTGAAAGCACTTTTAAATCAGTTTGCACAGTATGAGTTATGTTTTGGTAATAAATTCAATATTAATCCTGCAGGATTTAATATAAAGAGTACAGGTTTCACAATTAATGGATTCAATGAAATTGCTTATTTGACTGATGTTCCTAAAAAGACAGCATCTGGTGCTTTAGATGGAAGTCATCAAGGAACTATTAGTGTGGTTTCAAAAAATAATAGAGGTGAACAACGAGTTATTGTAAAAGATGCTGGTTTAGTTGATTACAAAAAGGGAGAGGTTATTTTAAATACGATTAATATCACATCAACTGTAAATGATAACAATATTATTGAGGTACAAGCGTTCCCAGAGTCAAATGATGTTGTCGGATTAAAAGATTTGTACTTAAATTTTGACGTATCGAAAAGCACAATAAATACTATTAAGGATGTGATTGCATCAGGAGAAGATGTATCAGGAGTTGTGTTCCAGAGAGATTACTACACATCAAGTTACTCTAACGGAGATTTAGAGAGGAAATAATTTATGTCACAAATTGACAAAAGAATACAAGTCAATACTATTATTGAAAGTCAGTTACCTGAGTTTGTGGTATCTGATTTTCCGAATGCCACAGAATTTTTAAAACAATATTACATCTCCCAAGAATTTCAAGGTGGTGCTCAAGATTTAATTACAAATTTTGACCAATATTTAAAAGTTGACAATTTAGTTCCTGAAGTAATTGTAGGTGTAACAACCATATCTGCAGATATATCAACCTCTGACACTACAATAACTGTTCCTAGTACAAAAGGATTTCCATCAGAGTATGGACTTCTTAAAATTGATGATGAAATCATATCATATACTGGTATAACTTCAACAACTTTCACTGGATGTGTTCGTGGATTTAGTGGTATTACTGGATATAACGTTGGTGTTTCATCTTCATTACTTGAAATAAATCGTGAGAGTTTAAAATTTGATGAAACAACAGCATCTTCTCATACAACTGGTTCAACTCTAACAAACCTTTCTGTTTTATTTCTTCAGGAGTTTTTCAAAAAATTCAAAAAAACTTTCTTACCTGGTTTAGAAAATAATGAATTTTCAGATGATTTAGATGTAGGTAACTTTGCTAAGTTTGCTCGTTCATTTTATCAATCAAAAGGAATCGAAGAATCTATACGAATACTGTTTAAAGTGTTGTATGGTGTTGAATCAAGAGTATTAGACCTAGAAGGTAATCTAATTAAACCATCTGATGCTGAATTTATACGTCGTGAAGTCGTTGTAGCAGATTTAATCACACCAACTGGAGAACCACAAAACTTAACTGGTCAGACAATATTTAAATCGACTGATACTTCAACAAACGCATCAGTATCAGAAGTTGAAATAATTAAAAGAGAAGGAAAAAATTACTATAAATTTGCATTATTCGTTGGATTTAGTGATCGTGACCTAATCGAAGGTGTATTTACTGTTCCTGGTAATACAAAGGTTCTTGATGAAGTTCCTGCAGGTGCCACAATTATTAACGTAGACTCAACAGTAGGATTTGGTACTACAGGAACTGTAATTAGTGGTGCTAATTCTCAAATAGATTATACATCTAAATCAATAAATCAATTCTTTGGATGTAGTGGTGTTGGTGTAGGAATAGGTACTGCGGATAATCTTAGAGCAAATGAAACAATATTTGGATATGAAAATGGTGATTTATCAAAAAGAGTTGATTTAAGAATCACTGGTGTATTATCAGAGTTAGTTCCTATTTCTGATATTAGTTTGATTAATGAAGGGGAAAATTTCTTCGTTAAAAATATTGGTGAAAAAATTGAAAATGACAATGATAATTACAAACAAATTTTTGCTAATTCTTGGATTTATAATACAAGTTCAAGATTTCAAGTAGATATTCCACTTGGTAGTTCAACATTTACATTGAAAACTAATATTGATAAATCATCTCTTAAAATTGGTGATAGATTTGATATTTTAAAAAGGAATGAACAAGTTATTGCTGGAAGTGGTCAAGTTGCAAGTATAAACACTGCTTTAAATCAAATAACTGTTTCTAATATTGCTGGATTTGTACAGGATGCAAATCAATTATATGATATTCGCAGAAAAATTGAAAAGGCATCAAGTTCAGGTGTTAATATTTTACAAGGAAATGATTCAATTATTGCAGATACAATAAGCGTTTATACTGATGGCAACGTTGATGGATATGTAGCATCAAACTCTTTACCAAGTTATGACATTACAACTAATATAGTAGAAGAAACTCTTACAGGAGGCACTGCTGTTGGATTAGATGGATTCAATCCATTAAATGACAGATACAGTTTTATTAACTTTAACATTAGTAGAAATATCAAATTTATTCAGGGTGATGCTGTAGTATATCAACCTGAAGGTGAAGTGCTCACAGGATTAGATACAGGAAGAACATATTTTGTAGATCCTGTATTACCTGAACCAGGTCAAGATATTACGAAGATAAGAATTTTCAATTCTTTAGCACAAATTGGTTCTGCAAGCACAGTTCAAGTCGGACCAACCACTTCAACAACTGATGTTCATAGATTTGTATTAAAGAAACATGAAAGTCGTAATTTAGATTCAGATAAAATCTTGAGAAAGATTCCTTTATCTCAAAACTTATTTGTTAGTTCAAATCAAGATATTCCTACAAATGATATTGGTATATTGATAAATGGAGTTCAGATTCACTCACCTATTTCAGATAATCAGATTTATTTTGGTCCTCTTGAATCTATTGACTTACTAAACGGTGGAGATGATTATGATATTGTCAACCCACCTATAGTTGGTATTGAAACAAGTAGTGGAGTGGGTGCTGCTGTAGAACCAATTATACAGGGTACAGTCAAAGAGATATTTGTTGACCCACAAGAGTTTGATATTGAGGCAATTCAAAGCATATCACTTACAGGTGGTAATGGAAGTGGGTGCTTATTACAACCAATATTAGGAAATAGAAATAGGGAATTACAATTTGATAGTAGAGATGTATTCTTTAATGGTGGAGTTGACATTGTAAATGAAACAATCACATTTAAATCTCAACATAATTTACTCGATGGTCAACTTGTATACTATGGTTCAAATGGTAATAATCCAATTGGTATAGGAACAGCATTTGATCCTGAAAATAAAGTTAGTAGCACACTATCTGATGGTGCACCTTATTTCGTAAGATCTGTCAACCCTACAACAGTCAAAATATTTAACTCAGCAGCAGATGCTTTATTTGGAGCAACTGGTATAAACACTGTTGGTTTGTCCACAGACACCGCTGCAAGTGGTATTCACAAGTTTACAACAGCAAATAGAAATACTTTAGTTGCAGTTAAGGTTTTAGAAGAGGGTTCAGGATATACTCACCGTAAATTAAGAGTTAAACCAACAGGTATATCTACATCATTAAATGTTGTTACTTTTAAAAATCACGGATTTGAAAGTGGTGAGATAGTTGAATATTCTGCAGAAACAACAGCGATACAAGGATTAAGTACATCTTCATCATATTATATCAACAAATTAACTAATGATACATTCCAGTTAGCAGATGCAGGTATTGGAGGCACTTCAACTACAGATTATAATAGAGGTAAGTATGTAAACTTCTCTTCATCAGGAGAGGGATTCCAAATATTTAATTATCCTCAAATAAAAGTTAATGTAGATGTATCTTATGGTTCAACAATAACAGGTGATATTATTATTACTCCTGTTGTTACTGGTAAATTGATTGGAGGATATCTTTACGAAGAAGGTTCAAATTATGGTTCAACAACTCTTGATAAAGAAGTCACTCCTAAAGTTACTATTGAAAACGGTAAATTTGCAGAATTTAAACCAATTATTGTAAATGGTAGAATTACTGATGTAGCAGTTGTAAACAGAGGAAGAGAATATAATTCAAGTCCTGAAATTAGAGTCATATCTACAGGGACTGGAGCAGGTGCTAGAGTTCGTCCAGTCATTGAGAATGGTCAGGTTATTGATGCAATCGTAACTAATACTGGTATTGGGTATAGCAGTCTTGCAACAGAGGTTAGAGCATTCTCTAGAGGTTCTAGTGGAGTATATAAAGCTAGAGTGAGAAGTTTAACTTTAAATAATACTCACAGATTCGGTGATTCATTCTTATCACAAAAAGAAGATACACTCAAGTTCAGTATATTGGGTTACTCTCAAGAAATAGCAAATAATTTTGAAAATACCTTTACAGTTGATTCTAATGGTGAATTTAATCAAGTAATCGGACACTCACCAATAGTTGGGTGGGCATATGATGGTAATCCAATTTATGGTCCATTTGGTTATTCAGACCCAAGTAATATTAACTCTGATTTAAAAATATTAACACCTTCATACATAACTGATATTAATAGAGTTCAGAATCGTCCTGCTGGATATTCTGCAGGGTTCTTTGTAGAAGACCATGTATTTAATGGTACAGGTGATTTAGATATTCATAATGGAAGATTTGGAAAAACACCAGAATTTCCAAATGGTGTTTATGCATATTTTGCTACTGTTGGATTAGGAACTGGTACAAATAAATTAGAAGGAATATACCCTTACTTTATTGGTAATACTTATCGTTCTCCTTTCATTGCGGAAAATCAGGTTCTTAATCAGGAGTTTGATTTTAATAATTCTGGTTTAAGGAGAAATACTCTACCATATAATGTTGATGAACCATTTGCTGGAAATGATTTTGTAATTGAATCTTATGAAAAAATAAGACAAGTTTCAAAAATTGAGTCTGTAACTAAAGGTGAAGTAGATGGATTTACCATTTTAAATGGTGGTAGTGGATATAAGGTTGGTGATTTAACAGAATTTGATGATGAAGGTACAAATGGTTCTGGATTCCGTGCACGAGTTGATGAAATAGTTGGAATAGGAATATCTAGAATTGATACAACAATTGTTCCATTTGATGGTGCCACATTTGAATGGAAGAGTGGAGATGAAGTTGAAGCAACATTTTTACCATTTATTGAGTTAAATGATGAAACAACAGTAAACATATCAGGATTAACTAGTTCAATTGTTAACTTAACTGATAATTTTACTGTAGGTGTTAAAACAGATACCATCGGTCTTGCTAAGTCAATGACTGTGGGTTCAAATAGTGGATTAATACAAGACATCTATGTAAGTCAGATACCAAATACAGTTTCGATTGGTGGTTCATTAAAAGTTGGTTCTGGAAATGTAAATCTAGACAGTGAAATTGAAACATTACAAGTATTAAATATATTCCCTCTAAGAAAAGTCATAAGAGTATTAAGACATACAGGTATTGCTCATACATTAGGTTCAAATGTCGATGTTTTAAATAACCGCATTAGTATTCCAGTAAATACAACTCAATTCACATCGAAACCAAAACAAACCATATTCTTTAATGGACCTCAATCTGTTGGAATTGGTACAACAGTTGGTGGTGCAATTGAGGTAGAAAGAGTTACTGGAGAGATATTAGAAAATATTTCTATACCAACCAGAACAATTCATATTCCAAATCATCCATTCAAAACAGGTCAAAAATTAGAATTGCATAAAAGAGTTGGTGCAAATCGTTTTGATGTAGGAAGAACACCTCTAGTTACTGAGTTTAAGTTACCATTCTTAGGTGCCAATTCAACTGAAGTATATGTAATTGATAAAGGAGAAAATAATATTGGTCTTGTAACTACTAGAGTTGGTATTGGAAGTACAAGTGAAGGATTATTCTTCTATAGTAATGGAACAAATTCAGGTATTTCTTCAGGATTGTATAATTTCCAAACTACTGAGGATAGAATCACAGGTAATATTGAAAAAATTACAACCACTGTATCTACTAAGGTTTCTGCTGCAAACACAACAACTCATAATCTTAGAGAAGGTGACATCATTAGAATGAATGTAGTTCCAAACCTTAACGTTGGAAATGGTACTACAACTTCAGTTTCTGTAAATTATAATTCTGCATTTGAAAAATTAATTATAGATCCTATACTGTTCACTGCTTCAGATGTTGAAACAAATCAAATTGATATAGTTAATCACGGATTTGAAACAGGTGATAAAGTATTTTACGATGGTAGTGCAACTGGACTAAGCACAGGAACATATTTTGTTAATAGAGTAAGTAGTCGAAGATTCCAACTATCTGCCACGATAGAAGATAATAGATCAAATCCTGTAAGAACAGTTAATATTACTGCAAATACTGGTTGTAATCAATCAATCGGATTGATAAATCCAAGAATCGATGTTGTCAAGAATTCTAAATTAAATTTTGGTTTAACAAGTAGTACTTTACTAGACTTTGATTTTAAATTATTCTATGATAGAGATTTAACTAATGAATATTTAAGTTCACAAGACTCTCCTTCATTTAATGTAGGTGCTGGAGGAACAATTGGTATTGGAACAAATAACACTGACCCAATCGGTGCTGCACTTACTGTTCAATATTCAGCATCATCACCAGGTAGATTGTATTATGGTTTAACAAAGGGTGGATTTATTAGTACTGCAGATACAGAAGTTTCAAATTATTCTGAAATAAGATTTATTGATAGTAAGTACAATGGAGAATATAAGATATCGAACGTAACTGATGACACATTCCAAATCTCACCAAAAACACCTGAATTTTTAAGTTATACTGCTGCAGATTGTGATATATTAGAATACTCTACAAAATCACCTGCTGTTCATGGTTCTATAAAAGATTTAGATATCATATCTCCAGGTTTTAATTATAAAAAACTTCCTCAGTTTAAGTCTGTTAATAGTGTAAATGGTACTGATGCTAATATTATTGCATCCTCAAAATCTATCGGTAGAATTAAAAAGATTAGAATAGTCGATATTGGTTATGAATATTCTTCAGATAAAACCTTAAGTCCAGAGGCATTTATCTCACCCGTTGTTAATATTGATAACCTTGATATCATTGATGCAGTTGATATCAAGAGTGGTGGTGCTGATTATATGAGCACACCTAATTTAATTGTTTTCAATCCTGTTACAAATACAGTTGTAGACAATCTTTCCTTACAGGCAGTTGCACCTAACCAAACAATATCTAAAGTTGATGTATTATCTCCTGTAACAGGATTAGATTCTGTTGTTCATAAGATAATTTCTATTAACAACTCAAACGGTATTGGTATAAATTCAGTACAAATTAGTAATTCAGGTGTTGTTACTTGTTTCCTTGAGACTCCTATCAATGGATTTGAAACTCAACCATTTGCAACAGGAGACCAAGTTTATGTTGAAGGTATACAAAGAGTTGG